CATCAGCTGTAGTTTCAATCCAACTCCCTATCAAGGGAGTATTTATACTTTCGCCTATCAGATTTATTCGATTAAATATAATATAACATGGGATAAAACAAATGTCAACCCCATATAAAATAAAAAAACCTAGTAATTCTGTACTAGGTTTGTAGTTGTATTAATCAAGGTTTAAATGCTCATCCAATCTCTCTAGCCACCAAAGTAACATACAGACTAAATGAAGTTCATTATTTCCCTCACCGGGTTTTAACTTGCTATACCTACAAAGGCATAACCCAGACAAATTCCCAAACGCTTGCAATACTTGTAAGACTACATATTGCTTATCTTGACATCTCACTGTTTCAGGATCTTGATAGTCACCATCCGGAGTTAGTATCTTGTAAGTTGTCCGACTAGATTGGATTTTTTGCATCCAGTCGGTAATTTTTTCCTGAGAAAATCCAAGCTGTTGATCAGCTATCTGAGTTATAATGCTTCTCAACTCTGTTGTGTCATTTGACTTACCAGATAAAACATTGGTAAGCTGTTCCTGTGCTTTGAGTATTTGCATAGTTTTAGTTTGTAGATACATAACCGGATTTACTTACCTTGACTAATCTCAATACAGTATCAGTCCCGTCTTTTTTCAGGCTACCTTTCCAAGACAGGCCACCAAAAGATGTTTTATCATGAATATCTTCAGCATTTAGAAGAAGCTGTTTGCAACGGGTATTATACTTTTTCCAAACATCCTCTATTTTGCAGGATGTGAACTTAGCTACAATTTTGTTATTAGCAGCTAAGATATGGTATTCTGTTTTTTCTGTATTTCTTAAAGTCATCTTATTCTCTTTATTTTTTTAACTTGACACAACTCGGGATAATGCCTAACTTTAAGAGTCACCTATTTAAGGCAACTCCTAAAACTAAACTAATCAACCATATCTTCTGTAACACGTTGCCAGATAACGTTAACGTCGCTCTCTGATATAATTTCTAAATCGCCTGACGCTGCGGTCATTGCTTCGGTTGCTGCTTGTTTCCAGTCAGTTGCCTTGACTTTAACGGATAGGACTATTTTTGCTTTTTGTGTGACTTCCCAATCATCACCGTAATTGCAGCAATCATCCTCTGTTAATTTTAGCCAGTCGGTTTCTACCATAAAAGTAGAATTAACCTCAATATCTTGTATGCTTGATTTAGCTTTTTTAGCTGCTTGTTTCCAACAACCTGAACCTGCTATTGTAGTTATGGTTGCTATTTCACAAACACAAGTTACTGTGTATGCTGTTAATGTTGCGGTTGTCATGTCCGGTTTACCTATGTTTTAACCACACTAATAATATAACGGCATTTAAAATTAATGTCAAGCATTTTATAAAACTATTTTAGATGTATATAATTTTACACATAAGTTATCAATATTAAATGTTATACATAATACACTCAGATCAGGACTTATACAAAATTGGGATATCCCACAATCCAGAAAAAAGACTTAAACAACTACAAACAGGAAACGGTTTTAAATTGCGCTTATACAAAACGTACTCTGTTAAGAATGAAGCAATATTAGAGAAAAAGATACATAATATGCTATGGCAAAATAAAGCCATTCTAGGGAAGTCAGAATGGTTTAGATTATGTCCTGAAACCTTAAAATGGTTAGACGATTTTCTATTAACTTCTAATTCTGTTTACTGAAGGAAAACCACCAAATCTTAAAGTATGCCCATGATATTGTTTACAAGCATCTAAATCTTTTCTACAAGCTCTATTAGCCGTTGTAGTAGGATTACCAAAGATATCAAAATTAAGATTAAATGGTGCTTGACAATTTTGATCACCTAATTGCCATTGACATCTTCTAGAATATAACCTAGCTGGTAGTTTTTTTCTTTCTAAAGAATATGGTGTGAGAGCAAATGTAAACTGATTCTGATATTCTCCAGTATATTGATTAATTTTTAAATTTAACTCATAAAATTGGGTAGCATCTGCTGTGGGATTACCGTCTAAAAACATAGGTTGCGTACGTTTTACATTGACATCCGCACCTATGACAAAATAATTATCAATTACATCACCTACTAACCCAGAAATATCAGAGACTATTAGGGATGCACGAGCTTCTACACTTTCACCTGTTTTACTAAAGCTGCTTATTTTGCAAGGAAAACCTTGATAGACAACGTTGCCAAATTTTACAGTTCCATAATTACAGATTTTTATATCAAAATCCTGATTTTTGATATTAATTAAATCTATAAATATTTCAGTGTCTAGTTGTTGGGTATTAGCTACTAAACTCATAATTTTTAAAGTTTGTTATCAAAAGCTGAATGTGTTCTTCCCATAGGAAGATTTGGCAAAATACGGGATCCATAAAGTCTTGCATTGGTCGAATTGCGAGGTACACAAAATACTCTTCCATCTGGTAATAACACGCCACCAGCAAAAGCAGCATTACCTGAATAAGTACCATTAGCAGTACTTACTGTATCAGTTGTAGGATTGTATATTCTTGCTGTAGTTGAGTTAGCAGGTATACAAAAAACTCGACCATTCGGCAATAAAACACCACCCCAAAAAGCACCATTACCAGGGAAACCGCTAGGTGTACTTACTGTATTGGATGTGGGGTTATATATGTAAGCTTGGTTAGCATTAAAAGGAACACAGAATACCCTACCATCAGGTAACAGTACACCACCAACAAAAGCACTATTACTGGGGTAAGTTCCACCAGGTATGGTCACTGTGTTAGTAGTAGGGTTATATATTCTCGCTGTAGTAGAATTGCAGGGAACACAAAAAACGCGACCATCATATAATAATACACCACCAGCAAAAGCACCATTACCGGGGAAACCACTAGGTGTACTTACTGTATTGGATGTGGGGTTATATATGTAAGCTTGGTTAGCATTAAAAGGAACACAGAATACCCTACCATCAGGTAACAGTACACCACCAAAAAATGCGTTATTGCCAGGATAAATACCACCTGGCGTGGTCACTGTGTTAGTAGTAGGGTTATATATTCTCGCTGTAGTCGAGTTAGCGGGAACACAAAAAACTCTACCATCTGACATGAGAACACCACCAAAAAAAGCCTCTCTACCTGGGAAACCACTCGGAGTAATTATTGTATTATTTAATGGATTATGTATGTATGCCTGGCTAGTATTAAATGGCACACAAAAAACCCTACCATCAGTTAATAATACACCTCCATTAAAAGCCTGATTGCCTGGATAGACACCATTAAGGATAGTTATAATGTCAGTTACAGCACCATAATTAAAAGCTCTTACAGTACTGTAATCTGCAATAGGATCTAACGGGAAATATTTTAAGCTTAATCTAGTGAAAGCCGTGCTAATTTCAATTGGTACAATCACTTCTGCTGTTTTTTGTTCTGTAAATGTAGCGGTTATCTGCCACAAATAAGTACCTTGTTGAATCACACTCCATTTATCACAAATGTACTCTTTGTAAGGAAGAGTGTCCAAAGGTCTCCAACTGAATTTTGTAATCCCACCATAGCTAGTAAACAGACTAACTATGTCATTTTTATTTTCTGTACTAAGATTAGGGATTATTAATTCAACGGTAGTACGAATAGAATTAGTTACGATAGCCATTAAGCCATACCCATCACCTAATTTAGTAGTTTGGGACTGTATTTTTCTTTCCTGACTGAATTCCCATTTAATAGGAGGTAAAACTAAAATTGGTGCTGGCATGATTTAAATTAAGTCCTCTATTTCATTGACTAAAACTATTCCAAAACTAGCTAATTCCGCATCACTCATTAATACTTGAGATTGGTAACTTGGATCTAATTGCGTCTTTTGCAGTAAATTAATTAACTTATCATAACTACTTTCTGACAAGACATTACCACCCTTCAGAACACCTAAATAGCTAATTAGATTAGAAGTATTTCTCTGATTAAACGCCTCTAAAATCCTGTCATAAGTTCGAGTTTCTGATATATTAAAAGCTTCCTGTGGAGTGACAACAGCCAACACTTCATCTAAAGAAGGCAACACAGCTATCTGTTGTTGTGGTTCGGGATTATCAACTAACTTTTTATCATTCAATTTTGCCGTAAGTTCCCTAGCAGATAATTCAGAGAACTTTTTAATTTGAGTAAGCAGCCATTCTTGTTTGTTCATAGTTTTTAAAATTTATTATCATAAGCTGAATGAGTTCTCGCCATAGGGAGATTAGTGGGTAATGGTGAGCCATATATTCTTGCAGTAGTAGACCCGTATGGTACACAAAATACCCTACCATCTGGTAACAATACACCACCCCAAAAAGCCTCACCACCAGGATAAGTCCAACTAGGAGTAGTTAATGTATCTGTTATAGGAAATGGGTCACGCCCATTTCATCTATATATGGCTGTGGCATTTAAAACGCTCCTAGAAATAAATAAAAAACTATCATTGTGACATCTTATTAAATTCTAACTAAATTACTAAAATGTAAGGCTGTAACATTGTTATTCCAAAGTGTTTTTTCTTCTTCACTTAACACATAACCATCTTTGATTAACTCATCAAGACATTCTTTTAATGCTTGTTCTGTTCTAATATTTGATAAGACTGCCACAAAATTAACATAATCAACAGATAAAATATTATCTGTTTTAGCCGCTTGTTTTAAACTTAAATAAAGCAGTTTTAAATCTCCAGCTAAAACACTGTGATATAGACCATCCCAATCAGGAGTCGAGGGAATAATATCCGCAGCTTCAGGGACATTACCTTCAGCTAACCAAGCTTCATATAGTCGCCAATCACTATGATTTGATGGCTCAATATAAAAACCATCTTCGCGTAATACAGTAGTAGGGGTTTGTGTTAATTTGTACATAATTTAATAATTTAAGGGATATGTGCAGCAACATTTATTACGGGTCTGGCTCCAATATAGCCAGCAGCAGAGCCATTAAAAACAATTCTTGATGAATTACCATCAACACCTGCGTCTATTGTAGAAACATTTGTTCCACTATAAGCATTTACGCTGCTAAAGCTTCTTACTCTAGTGCTACCAAACATACCAATATGGTGTACTGGTTGATATAGTGCTTGTCCGGCGTTGTTGGTATACATATAGAAATCGGTAGACACTACTCTGTAGTATCTCTGACACTTAGCTAACTCTACAGCTACATCTTCACAAACAAAATTGGTGGCAGCAAAACCTTCTTCTAATTTAGGACGTGCAATCACCCATGTACCGGATGTTTGTGATCCTACTCTTATACGTACTTCTAAACCGTTAGATACCTCAGCAGGTAAAGTTACAGTAGCACTATATCTTGTGAGAGTCGCGTTTACAGTCCATGTTCCACTAGCTATCAATGTCTGAGTAGGTGTAGCAATAGTACCGTGTGTGTCCGCTGTAGTTGTGGGGCGAAATAGTTCCCAAGTTACAGATGTAAGCAAAGAATTACTAAGTTCTACACTCAAAGTCACTTGCTTTGAGCGTAGCCTAGCAGTATCTAGACTTTCCAGTCTTTGCAATACTTGGATAGATGTAGTTCCAGACGCGCCTGTTAAAGTCAATGTTTGGTTAGCCGTATTAAAAGCATAGGTAGGCGTACCACCTGATGCAGCAATACACCATTCTGCTTCTCCTGGGTATCCAAGAGAACTAGTAGGTACTGAAGTAGTGTTAGAGACTGTACCAGAGGCAGTCCCTTGGATTACACTAAAAGCCGGATTTTTGAAAAAATTTTGATTTATAGCAGTATTGCTAGGATTGCTTACTCTGATACTCATTGTGTAATTACCGTTATGCGTGCTGCCCCGTTGGGTGTGCCTACCCAAATACCATTAATCTGTCCTGAATAATCCGCACCTGTTAGACTTACAAATGATGGAATATTCCCTACTTTCCCAGCTAGAAATATAGAATAATTTGCTGTACTAGCCGCGCTAGAATTTAAGGTTACATATAAATCTGCAGTAGAATCGTTGAGAATGATTATTGTTCGCCTAGCACTATTAGCTGACAACAAAATAACAGAAGTTGCACTACTAGAAACGCTAGTCAGTGTTGATGTAGCGGAAAAAGCTGGAACTATGTTGAACTTAGGAATATAAGGATCTGCTAAAGTACCCTCTCCTAGTGCGTCTCTATAAGCCGTAGCTCCTGTTACATCTATATAAGGTTGAGGCATTATTAAAATTCTCCTGTAAAACTTGTAAAAAACTGATTACTAAAATCAGCCGTATCTTGTCCAAATGAGCCACTTTCAACAAAGGCACTGACTTTATTATTTGTTGTAATAGCAGCTACTCGCACAACAAAGAAGCCGTTGCCTATATTTTCCCACCTTGCTGATAGTTGTGTAGTAATTTGAGCCGATCCCCATTCTGAAGTTTCACCTCGTTTAAATTCAACTCTATATCTATCAGTATAGGGTTCGTCTACAGTAACACCATTGACTATTTTTGTTGGTCGTTTCCAAGATGCAACTAAAGTAAAACTAATCCGATCTCCATAATTGATTTGCCTTAATCTACATACTACATCACTAGGAGGAGAAGCGACAACTGGAAGTCTTGCTACTGGAACAATTACCGGAACTTTTATCCCTGATTCAATTTGAGTATAATAATCAGCACTATAGGTTTTTGCAGTGATATCAAATAAGTTTAGATTATCCTCAACTGGGTTTACTTCTGTAATTCTATAAAGTTGCACCCGGCTTAAAGTATCTGTAATTTGCCAAGGTGACTCAGGAGCAGGTAAAGTCGTCAAAGGTGTAGTTAGATTTATTTCTGTAAATGTCCCTGCACCATTACTAATTGTCATCTCAACAACTGTTTCATTAGGTAATGTTAAAAATATTTTCTTAGTTGTGCTAGATGATAATGTTAGTGGTGAATCAATTGTTATTCTATTAGCAGTCACCGCCGCAACTAAACCACCGTTTCTAATTCTATTTTTAGCATTATCAGCAACTTGAATCACGTCACCAGGCGAGAAAAACATTGCGCGGGTTCTGACTCTACAAGTCAAAGTTACATTGTTAGGTTGTGACCCTAAAATAGTTCTTCGTCCCGATCTAATTGCCGCACTTCTGCGAGTTTCACCTAATAGAGCATACTCTTCCACTTGCACACCATAGCGTTCAATAGCAAAAGCATCTTCTACTATTTCCGGTACTAATTCCCAATCTTCAACAGTTGATTGATAGGAAACTTTAGCTACTGTAGTTACTGTGTTAAGTTCAGGTGTTTGGTATACAAATTTACCCTCTTCTACATCTGCATTAGTCAAAACTTTAGGTAATACTGTTGTGGGTCTATCTTGCCAAAAGCTAATCTGTGATCCGTTCCAATAAGGTTTTGCATACATAGTTGAACAGATAGCACGGATCATTTCTAAAACTACTTCTTGACCTCCCGAACCTAATACAGTATTAAATAAGAATCTACGCTCCCACCCTCCTGCGCCATTGGATACAAACTGATTATTATAAACACTGCATTGATACAGTGCATACTTATCAACATATTGACTAGGAATACCTAAATTAAACCTCGGTTCAGTCAATAGCTTCCAAACTATCCAAGCTGGGTCAGCGATTGATCTACTTGGGGTATAGAATGTTCCATCCCATCCCCCGGTATAAGTAAGCCCCTTATCAGTTCCGTTAACTGTCGCGTTACTGGGAATCTCACAAATCATACCCTGCAAGCGCACCCATATTTCCGGGGTTGATTGAAAAGACCTAGCAGCAAATTGTAAGCTTATAAGAGCTGTGTTAATGTAAGCTATACGATCGCTAGTAACCTCAGTATAACTTACCCATTTTAAAATAGCTGTAGTGTAGCTTGTCCTCGGTGGTATGGGATTTGGTGGTTCAGCAGGAGAAAGTTTGACAACTCGAACTTCAAAATAACTTTCATTACTATTAACAGCAATTCTATAATTAAAAGCTACGGGATCTGGATACCTAGCTCTAAAACTATCTCTAACTCTAGAGACAAACGCACCATTAATACCCTCTTTTATAAATATTTCAAAACCCATCACGCCTTCGCGCACATCACCATTAGCATCATTAAATTGAAGTTGATAACTAAGTCGGACAATAATATGCGTTAGACCCTCGTTAGATATGGATCTTGTTTGAGGAATACCATTTTTTACTTCCACACCTACGGGATTTTCTGAGAAAGATCCGTCTAATAAGCTACTAAGAACAGACGTAGAATTTGTTCCTGTTGTGTAGGACGTGTCTATACCTACAAAATTTCCTGAACCGTCTTCATTTTGTAAAGGTGTTTTGTCAAAGTAAAGGTCTTTAGCATTTCTCTCTATCCCCTCAATGGGTCCCTCACACATACCTAAAACTAATTTGACATAATCGTTTGTTACTCCAGTTATAGAGTCAGTAATTTGTTGTCTTATTTGTTGATTTGCTGCTTGTCTGCCGCCCCCACCACCAAATAAACCACCTGAACCTGATAGATTCTCTGTCATATTTTACCTATCTAGACTAGACGTGACTTCAACAGATAAGATTTGAAAATTTTTAACTAAAACACTCCCAAATACTAAAGGTATAGGTGTCCCTTCTTTAACTGTATACCCAGGACTTTGGAAAAAAGTAGATCGACGGTCATCTATTATTTCACTAGGTTTTTCATTAACACTAGGATTACCAAAAAGAATAGACTGTAATAGTCCTGTTGATCCGGACATAATCAAGCCCCAACCGAAACTTTGAGCTATTGCACCTACTCCTGGAATAGTAGTAAGTGCCACCCCAATACCAATCATGGCAATATTAGTAATAAATTTGCCAACCTCTCCAGATCCTTGAATAGCTGGTGTAATTTCTACGGTTAGTCCTGTAATAGGTAAGAGTAATTCCGGGGAATTTTCATCAACCTCTCTTGTCCAATTTGATGCTTTAACTACTATTGAGTAAACCCAGTCAGTAGCTAATACATAATGTTTGAAGTTTTCAAAATAACAACATAGAAAGTTGATTGTTTCTCTAACCGTATGCACATCCGCTTGCAATTCTGGTAAAAATTCCTGACCTAAAGCACCATTTAATTTAATAGTTGTTAGCATAATTCTTTCAATCTCCCATGTAAAAGAGTTCGTCTGCGCCAATAATCGGCATATTGTTCAATCCTAGACACCGTAGCATCTGACGGAGAGTGAAAAATGACATTCTCTTCAGGCTTAACCATAACCATTGTATGGTTTGGCTTTCTACCACCTTTCAATGCTACACCAAACACATCATGTAATTGAGGTTGTGTTCCTAATGGCAACAAATTAAATTTATCCATATTCCAAGGACAGTCATAATCTTCAGGTGGAAAATTATCTAAATTAGTCCTAGTAAATTCCCCAATATCCACACCCACAACTCCCAGCAAATAACGCCGGACAATAGCAAAGCAATCCGACCGTCCCCAATGGAATCTAGTATTTAAATAAAATTCTAATTGTTGTGGTGTGTAGTCTTTTTTCTCTAATGGAAATGGATCTGGGTTATTAGCCTCATAATAATCCCAAACATCAAAACCTGAATGATAGAGAATAATAGGTTTTTGGCTTTGATGAGCCAATGCAATATCCGTATAGGTAAAATACCCCGACTGACTATCTTTGTGGTGTGTATGCCAAATAGCTGTGATATCAGAGTAGTTAAACTCAGCTAGGTCAGTAGCAGCTATTGTAAAATGATTTGCCGGGTCAGTATGTATATTATTTAAAACAATGGCATTACCATCAATAACAATGCCACAGATTTCCCTATCTGCCCCTAATGCAGCCGTTTTAATTTGTAATTTTAGAAAGTCTGGTATTAGCATAGAATCATTTTTTAGCTATTAATAAATATAGCACACATAGATAAATGCTACAATAAAACAAAAGTTAAATCAATAAAATATGTTAAACACTAATATTCTTTCCCCTAAAGTCCAAGCATTAGTATCAACTTGGATCGGGATGGTACAACAGTCTGATAGAAACATAGCTAATACTTATGTAGAGATGTTAAAAGATTCACCAGTAGCCAGCGCGGCTAATGACCTGCGTATATTGCTAGGCGTTTCTATGCTAGATAAATATCAACATCCTGACCATGATATTCAAACTTTTGTCAGAAACTCAATCAACGCAATGGAAGGTAGTTGGTTAAATGTCGTTTCACAAATGCTGACATTTATTTCCTTTGGTAAGTCATTCTCTGAAGTGAGTTACAAGATTAAAAAAAGAAAGGCATACTTAGACATTATTAGAACAGTAGATCCTAGATATTATTGGTTTGAAGGATTCAACGGACAAATTAGCCGAGTGCATTATCTCAGGTTTAGCGATATTTATATTCCCTATGAAAACGGGATTCATTTAATCAACCAACCATACATTGCTTTAGGCGGTGATCCTCACGGTGTAGCTACTTGCCGTCGGGCATATCCCTACTGGGAACTAACAAAAGTAATCAACGCTTGTATGGCTGTAGCATCAGAAAGACAAGCCACTAAATTATTAGTAGGAAAAACAGATACTGGCAACAATTCAGTAAGCATGATTAACCCTGAAACTGGACAGCCTTACATAGATCCAAATACAGGCGAACCTAGATTATTTAATCAGGGTTATGTAATGTCTAGAAACTTAGAAGATATCAAAAATAATTCCTATGCTGTGATTGATTTAGCTGATGAGATTGAAGCGATCGCACATGAATCCGACGGACGTTTCTTCATTAACATTCTAGGTTACCTAGAATCAATGATCATGCTATCTTGGTTAGTCCCTCGCACAGTTACAGGAACAGGCACGGTCAGCAGTGGCGATAGTAACCTAAACGAAGGACATCAAACTATTCTTAGATTAGTGACTAGATCCCAAATGCAGATAGTAGGGGAAGCATTAATTGAACAAGCGATCCGCCCAATGTTAGAGTTTAACTTTGGCGAGTTAGACGACTATGGTACTTTTCCTCTTGTCACAGAAGATAATACAGATACAATCGCATTATTAAACATTATTAATAATTGTGTAACTACTGGAACTTTCAGCAAATATGATTTAGATGTACTCAATAAAATGAGAGCATTAGCAAATATCACAGCCTTAGAAGAAGCACCTATAGAGGAGGTGGAAACCAGCCAAAAAAAGTATCAACCTGACTTATTAACTAAGTCCAAGAACCAAGAATCTACTAACTTTACTTGGAACAAAAAAAGCCAACGTTATCACTATGCCAACGGTTCTAAGAAAGGTCGGTTTGTTAAGGAAAGTCAGATAGAGCAGTTAACAGAACAAGCGATTAAAGATCATTTAGAACTAGGCGAAGTTGTGAATAACGCCTTATTTTCTGGAAAAATTAACGTTGCTAGATGGGAACGGCAAACAGCAGAACTACTAAGAAGTTTAGCTATCTATCAATATGCATTAGGTATAGGTGGAGCAAAACAGATGGACTGGCAGGACTACTCATTAATTAATGGTCAATTAAATCTTGAATATCAATATCTGCGTAGATTTTCACGAGATATTTTAAGAGGCAATCTATCTGAAGCACAGATAGAAGCGCGTATAAAAATGTACTATAACAAAACTAATCACTTTAAAGAACGTGGCAGACTAGAAGGACACAAGCGCAATGGTTATTTATGGGAACGTAGAGTAATAGCAGCAAACCATAGCTGTGATGATTGTATTCGTTATACTGGGATGGGGTGGGCGCAAATTGGTACACTGCCTAACCCTGGAGAAAACTGTCAATGTAAGTCTAATTGTAAATGCGTAAAATACTACTCAAACTCACTAATGATGCCAAAACTATGAAAAACACCACAGTATTACCGGGAATATTTGCCGCGCTTAGTACCATACTAGCCTTAGCAGTAGTGTATGCTCCTAATTTATCCGATGCAAAAAGCAGTGGCGCGTTCAATATTTCCCTAGCTTTAGCATCAGGTAGTGCTGGATTAGCCGTATCGGATAAGGAAAAAAATGACCACTAAATTCACTCCCAAACCTGAAACATTACCACCCATAGGCGATCTGATGACAGAATTAACTTTAAATACAGATGTAGTAGAAAACATCCTTAAAGAGTTCATAGATAATCCGCCTATACCAGAATTAGCTAATTTAATATTAGCTGAACCCGATGATGATTAATATTTGTAGTAGAATATGAGAACCATCTTTTTAATCTCAAAAAAAGCAGTCAGCTATGATTAGTTGACTGCAATTTTTTATGTTGATTTAGATATATTATCTGTTGTAAGGATTACCACGATTAATAGAACCGCCTACTCTCATTTCCCGACGAATACCATCTGATACCATCGCTTGTACAGCCTGTGACAGTCTGTAGGTATCAACTTCAGAATCACTGCCAACCTCAACACTTACAGGAACATTTATAGTTGTCGTATTGCCAATCTTAGATGCCATACTACCGTTACCACCTGCACCTACAACACCACCATTAGCAAACCCAGCCACACCGCTTTGCAACTTATTCCAAATAGCAGTTTCTCTGTGGTTAAGAACCCGTTCACCTTCAGAAGCAACTATTAAGTGAGGCTTGCGTCCGGTAATAGAACGCTCCTTATTCATTACCCCAACTATCCCGCCATCAGCAAACATTGGTAAAGTTGCAACACCAAAATCTGTGGGAATAGCATCAAATAATCCAGGCGTAGGATTAAATCCCATAGAATTGGCATTAAACACAGAACCAGAGAGAATATCAAAAGTGCCACCAAGAAGACTGCTAAAAATATCACCACCCGCGTCCATTGCTGTGTTTGCCACCGTTTGACTACTTAATGTTAAAGCTGCTTGCATCAACATTTGCCCAGCTTGGTTTAATGTCATACCTGCCAGGTTAAGTCCATTAGCACCAACACTTAAATCAGCTAAACCAGTAACAGCATTTATACCATCGGTAGGTTGTTTTTTATTTCCAAACAATCCCTCAGTCCAGCCAAATAGAGCATCAGTCATGCGTTTAGATGCCATATCAGCTAGAGGATCAAGGAAACCTTTCATAATAGAGTTAAATAGATCACTTACGGATTCACCAAATCCTTTTGTACTTAATAGAAACTCCTTAAACCCACCTCTAAAGCTACTTGTGACACCTTTAACTATAGTTCCTAACTCAGAGAATTGTAGTTTAATTGCCTCTAGTTTTGCTTCATTAGTCAGCTTGAGATTTTCCCGTAAAGTATTAATTTGCTCATTGGTTAACTTATTAGCTTCCGTAGCTTCAGCGTTCTTTCTAATAAAATCATCTAACTGAAGCGTAGCCTTAGCAAAATCCATCTGTTGATTATTAATAGCCAATTGCTTATCTATCTTCTCAGCACGGAAATCAAGACCATAGGCTTTGAGTAGAGAACTTCTAGACTCTTGTACACCTTTAAATGAATCCTGGATAAATTGCACTCTTTCTAACAATCTAGAAGGCATAGCAAAGTCTTCAGTAATATTATCAGACCTACGTTTTAACTCAATATTTTGTTTATTGAGTTCAAATTCTTCCTTAGCTAAATTACGTCTTTTCTGAGCTTCTTCAACAGAAAGTGATTTACCTTCCTCACTCAAGATGCTATTAAGTTTTTCTCTGTAATCAACATCAGCATTTTTTAGAGCTAAGTTTGCTTCTAAATCAGCAGTTTTAGCCGACCTTGGATCAAGGGGATTTAATTGCTGTAATAGCTTACGCTGTTCAATTTGTTTTTGGAGTAAACCAACTTGAAGTTTCTCAGTTTGCAAACCTATTCCAGTCTTTCTAACCTCTTCTTGATTGTTAAGGAATGTTTCTTTATCCTTTCTTAAATCAGGTTGTGCTAAAAGCAAATCTTTTAATAGTTTTTTAGATTCCTCAAGTCTTTTTTGATTCATCTGGAAGGTTTTTTGATAATACTCTTCTAACTGTTGAGGATCAAAAGTAATACCAAGTTTAGCCGCTTCTTCTAACATTGGTGCAACTTTGATTTTGATAGATTCTAAAGTGACACCGCTAGTCTCATCAATGATATCTTGCAACTCATTAGCTCTCTTAGCCATATCAAGATCAAACCTGTCCAACTCTAAAGGTATCCTTTGAGCAGGGGACACACCAAACCGATTATCTAAGATAAAACTTTGAGTGTTAAGCCTAGATTCTGCGATATTTATTTCTGCCAATCTTATTGCTTTTTTAGTATCTAAAAATAGCTTGTTTATACTGGATTGTACATTTTGTATTTTTAGTTCTTGCTGCGCTTCAGTAGTAAGCCCTTGCGCTTCATATCTAGTCCAAGCCGTTTCTGCACTAAGAGTACCAGCACCTACTATTGCTTTTTGCGATTTATTTGGATCTATGGCACTACCACTCATCTGTGCACTATTTAGTATCTTGAGATTTTCTTCATAAGTCTTTAAGAAATTACGATGCTGCCCTTGTGGTGCTCCTTGTCCGAAATATGCGCTTTTATCCTTACCAGACTGGATACTTGCATAATGTTGAGCAAGTTTATTTAATACAGATGTATCTACTTTACCTGCTAAAACTTGATCTAAAACACCTCTAGATTTTAAGGAATAAGTAAAATATAAATCTTGCATACCAGGGCTAAAGCTTGGTTGATCCTGACCTTGATAGTCGGTCAACTTAAACATATCCGGCATGGCATTTTTACCAAACTGTTTTTTAGCCGCTTGAATAGATGCGTTAAAATTCATCATCTGATAGCGTCCGGCTGCTGTACTGGCATCATTAATGGCTTTAATCCAAGTTGGTTTCCTACCAGTTCCCACATAGGGATGTTTAGAGAAATCAGTAACATTCTCACCACCAATCGTTAGACCATAGCCAAAGTTCCTAGTATTTTTTCTAAAATCAGAACCCTCAGCATTAGCCACAGCATTAGCTAAAGCTAAAATATACTTATTCTTACGCAGTTCATAAAGTTGCTTACCAAGTGGGGTTAGTTTTGCATATTCTTCAGAGCTTAAGTCATTACCACCTTGAGATATTCCTGAAGAGTTTTTAATACCTATAGTACCAGGTACAGGCGGTAATATGGGAACGGGTAATCTCTTTCTACGTGGTTTGGCTTGTGTTGGGATGGTTTGCAATTCTGAAGACTGCATACCTTGAATTTGCTTAACAACGTCATTAGTAGCGTTAGTAATGAATTTACGGTTAGTTAAGTCATTACCATTAGTATTAGCAAAAGCAGTAACAAGGTATAGTTTTCCGTTAATACTGACAACGCCAACATTACCAATGATCTTAGAATTATTACCAATTTTTCCGCCTACTTCACCTTGATATTTAAAATTCCTTGTTTTTTTCAAGGCATCAGCAGCTAATTTATCAGACGGGCTATTTGTTACTAATAATTCTCTAGCAGCACTAGTTACATCTCCTGCGGTTGATACATTTCCTTTTTTAGTGTCTTCTCCTGGTAACAAGAAATATTTATTAAATTTTGTATTTGTGTAACCTTTAGCAGCAGCTAGTTGGTTTAGCTTATCTAACCCGCCAAGACGATTGATTAAAACATTTGCAGCCGTATTATCAGACTTCACAATCATCTGAGTAAGTAATTCAGAAATTCTACGTTTCTGTCCTGATTTGTTAATAGCACTCCATTGAGCAACTTCACCGGGTTTAATTGTTAAAGTCTCTTGCAATGTTGCAGTACCTTGATTAATTGCATCAGTCATTAAATCAGCAACAATTAATTTAACAGTTGATGCAGATGATACCGGGGATACATTACTATTTATACTTCCTAAGAGTCTGCCTGTACTTAATTCTTGGACTACTAAGGATTGCAATTTGTTTTTAGAGACAATATTACTTGCATCAAAAGCGCGGTTTCCTGATTTTGGTAACGGCTTAACCTGTGATGCGACATTCTTGGCTATTTCTACCGCACCAACGGATTGATCAAAGACAAAACTCTTAATACCCGTACTCTTTAATGCTTGCTTAAATTTATTAAATTCTGCTTCGTTAGCAAATACAATACAACCACTAGAGCCAGGATCAACAAGTCTGTCCTTATCAATGTGGAAACCAATAGCGGTTCGTTCTGTTTTAAAATCAGGTTCAAGTCTTATAAACTCATTCCCCATTTTAGCCTTATTGCCGCTAGGAGTAGTTTTACCAAGTCTATAACTACCAAACTCTACAGGTTGTTTAGACCCTGCTTTTGTTTCACCTGCACCACCAAATATCTGAGTATCAGCCTTACCAGAATTAACAATAAATCTATCAACTATCTTTCCTTGTTTAATGACAGCTAACTGGATTTTTTCTAATCCAAATTCATCTTTTTGTCCTAATCTCTGCATCCTGATTACAGATTCACCCGTAGACTGACTGGCAGGAGTAACAGTATTAGCTTTAGTTTTAGCAGTTGCCGGAGGTTGGGAAGCGATCGCACCATAATCACCCTTAGCTAAATTAGCAAGGAACACTTGAGGGTTAATATAGCGTCCATTTGCCTTAACCCCAAAGTCTAGATGATGCCCTAATACATTACCCAGTTTTTGCCCAGCTTGTACCTGTACAGGTTTGCTTAAGTCACCAAGAGTATTTTTAATACTATTAAGAGCTAAGTGTCCATACTCTATAGTTATCTGTGTACCTGATGGTAATATACTGTTAACAAAAACAGCAGCATCTTGTCCGCCCCATTTTTGCAATTTAGCTACACCTGCAAGACTAGCAATAACTTCTGCACCAGCACCACCCTTAACACGACTGTCAAAATCTACTTTATTATGAATCCGACCTTTGGGTCTATTACCCATTACACTTTGACCAAATGTGGGTTTATAGTTAATCAAATCTTGGATAGTCGTATTTTTAATAGGTGATGTAAATTGATTTGCTACTGTAGGTGTTACAGGTGTCGTAGCTCTCGATGGTGTAGGTACTGCAACACTAGGTATTGCAGCTAGTACGGAAGGTGTAGCGTTATCTAGTTGGTTCAAAACATTTAGCGCACTTGAAGCCCAATCTGTACTTGACTGGTTTGTTTGTACTGTTAAACCATCAAAAGCACTTTCTGTTGTTGTATTCGCTTGGTTCAATTTATCAATAGCCGCATCTAACCTAGTACCAACTCCTGTAATAGTATCACCAAGTCCTAAGAAAGCATCATTAAGAGTATTTGTGGCAATTACAGCGTCTTGTCCTAAAGACTTAACAACATTTTGCACATCGGAGTTAATACCTACAACACTACCCTGAACTGTCTTGAGTTGATCATCAAAATCTTTAATCTTATTAGCATCAAATGGGATAATTTTCCCTGGTAAACTTCTTTGTAGTTCACTGACTCTAAGATTAATATCATCTAGATTATTTTGATAATCTATCTTCTGTTTCGTCTTATCTAATTCCATATTTTGAATATCATTAACTTGTTGAATTATGCCAATTAGACCATCAACAAAGTTACTAAAGATATTATTTCCAGTCCCTAAAATAGCCTGTTTTAATTTAGAGGCATTTTGTTGATTCTTCAGAGTATTAGATGCCTTCTCAAACTCAATACCTGCCGCTTGAGCTTCTCTAACAGAAGTTCTATAATATTCTGCTACCTGTTTAGTTTGGTCAATCAAAGCCTGTTTCATATCACGCTGGGCTTTAGCCATTTCTTGTGCGTTTTGAGCTAAAGCCTCTCTATCCTTAGTAATATCGCCTCTTAACTTATCAAATTCTGCTTGTGCTTCATTTAAGTTAGTACCACCAGCCACAATAACTTGACTTATCTTATCTAAGGCAGCTTGATCACTATTAATCTTTTCAGTTAATAACGTGCGTTGGCTGCTTAAATCAGCTAGTTGAATATTTGATAATTCAGGTGCTATTTGTTGCGCTGTTCCCGATGATGCGTAAATTTTAGCCTGACTTAAATTAGACTTAATCCTATTAGCCGATGTAGCACGCTCAAATCTAGTATTTGCATCCTTAACAGCATTGGTAGCTTGGGTATATAAAGCCTCTTCCATAGGTCGGACATCAAACGGCTTTACTCCAGCTATCATAGTTTTAAGCTGGTTAATCTGTGCTTGAGTCTTTTGGACAGCCGCAGGAATTAAATTCCCTTGCACATCCTCAACCGCACCTGAAATTAACTTTTGCTTATATTCTTCTTGCTGTTTAAGCAGCCGTTCCAACATAGGCAACGGTGATCCAAAGCTGTTAACTAGATCCTCACGTTTTTTGTAAAGTTGTTGAATTAATTGCTTGACCTCACCTTGTTCCTTACGAACCTTATCACTCGGTAACGCCTTGTTTAGTTCTACACTTCGTTTAGTTGCTGCATCCAGTTGTTTGTCAATATTTTTAATCTCTTTAAAATCAAACGCACGTTGTATAGAAGCCTTGATTAAATTTGCTTGATTACCTTTTTGAGCCTCTAAGACTTTAAGTTCGTTTTCAACGTTACTAATCTCGTTACTATAAGCAGGTGATGAAGCAAAAGACGCTCCAGGTTCACCACCTAAAGCAAGCAAATTAATATTTTTAACTTTTTCAGATTCTTCTTGAAGTTTTTCCAGTTGCGCTTGTTTTTTAGCTATTTGTCCATCAATATCACCTAAAGTCTTTCTTACTTCTGGACTATCACCTATTTGAAATACAGCAGCAGCAAGGGCAACAGCATTTCTCTTTTCCTTAGACTGATTTTCTAAGTTTTTAAAATTAGCACTGTTTTGTATATCTTTAATTTCTTGAGGACTAGCACCTCTAGCTTTTGCATCGGCTAATACAGCTAATCTTCTATTGTTGTTATCCTCAATTTGTTTGTTAAGATTTGATATTTGTTTGTCAGTGTTGAATATTTTTTGCTGATCTGTTGTCAACGGTTTGATATCGGCTACAAAGTCACTAGGTTTACCAGTAAACCCTTGACTAGACGCAAACTCTTTTAAGTTTTGGATATTTTTGTCTTGATCCTCAAAATACTTGATAACCTGTTGTTGCGCGTTAGTTAATCGGGCATTGGGATCTTCTGTATCAAAATAGCTTTTTATTCCTTTGTTTTCTGATTTGTTAAGAAACTCTTTTTGTTTGTCTGTTAGTTTAGGTGCAAATAAGTCGAGAGCAACAATAGCCAATCCAATAGCTGCTGCTGCTGCAACTAAAGCAGCAACAAAAGGAGCGAAAGCTGCTATGGCTGGGGCTACTGCCATAGCAAGTTTACCCATAAGAGGTACTGCCATGAGTGGCCCGGACGCACCTGAAGCAATCAAGGCAGCATTGGAAGCCATAGCGGTAGACGCAGCCACAGAAGCTGCAGTAGTAGCTGAAGCTAAACCCGCACCAGCAGCAAAACCTGCCCCCATACCACCTATGCCCAGCGCACCTACACCAAGAAAATCCATTACTGGATTAGCTTGACCTTTATTTCTTGCCTTGATTGCATCATCCCATTTAAAGTCACCACCACCCCAGAAGCTTCTAATATCAAGCTGTACGCCTTTAGAAGGTAATGTGTCAGCTAGTGATCCGCCTAACTTCTTAACATTGTTAGTTGCTTTATCAAAGGAGTCTGCCGTTTTTTGGACATTAGCCCTAATCTCAG